CAGGTAACGCTAATAATTATTCAGAAACTGGCATTTATCAGATCATATCTTCGGAAGGGTCGACTATGTTGAATCTCGGTTTCAAAGGTCCCAGTATCTTTTTGGTATATGCAACCTCTAACTACATAGCTCAAGAACAGATTTATGCAGATGGATCACTTAAAAGGTTCAGGAATAGCGCTGGAGAATGGTCGGTATGGAAATGATCATTATACATATAAAACTTGTATTATTAATTTGTAATTCTGTGTTGTAGATGAAGTAAAATATATCTTCTTATCAGCACCATTATAATACAAGCTGTAGATAAAATCATTTGTGGCTGATGGTACACAATACGTTGCCTGCACATTTAAAATATTCACGTTTTTAAGGTCACTATCTGCAGAAATATCGTATAACTCTTTTCTAATATTTGCGCTTGCATTGAAAAATGTTAGTAATTCAATTGACTTACGCTTCACTAAATTGCTATTTTCGCTTAGGTAGATATTTCCCACAATTCCCATCTTTAATATGATAAAATAGTATCGTGGTATAGAATGTAAAGGAAAGCGTTGTCTTAGAGATGGCGCTTTTTCTTATGTCTGGAGGTGGGGATTTGACATTTGAAGGCTGGCTGCTTAAGATGAATGGAAAAGTGTTTCCAAATGAATTGATAGCTCTGGAATCATATAAGTGCACGCCGGATCAGATAATGGACCTGGATCCCTACCGAGATGGAAGCGGAGAATTACATCGAAACGTATTGCCGCATACAGCTACGTCCATCGAATTTTCCACCACGCATCTGCGATTGAGAGATGCTGACAGGTTGAACGGGTTTGTTCCTCATGGTATCCGCATTAAATGTGAAATTGAATATTGGAATCCCAATACGTCCTCGTATAAAGCGGGGGCGTTTTATATTTCCGATATTCCGTATGAGATTGTAAATGTTGATGAGAAAAGAAAGGATATACTCTACAAGCCGATTAAGATAACTTTAACCGAATATTAAGGAGGTCGGTGCTTTGCTGAATATTCCAGAAGAAATTAAAGCCTTGTACCGAGCAGATAATTTAAGTGCTGCCACACAAAGGCATCTGAAGCTTCGGTTCTATGATGGGAAGATTAATCTCCCGGAAGATGTTCTTTTTCATAAAGAATCATTACCTGTTGACCAGGAGCCAATATATGTTATTGATAATAGCCAGATAATATCCGAATCCCTTACGATAGAAGAAAATTTATGTGCAAGCTCGGACTTGAAATTTGGAGAATGTAATTCAACACAGTTTGAGATAGTGGTGGCTGATGTACTACTAGATCTGACCGAGAAAGAATTTATACTAACGGTTGAGGTTGGTGGCTATGAAATGGCTATGGGGGTTTACAAAGTAGATAGCTTTGTTCGGGAACAAGCTGATAGGCGGCGTAAGAAAATTGTGGCCTATGATCGTATGTTGAATTTTGACATTGACGTGGCTGACTGGTACCAGGGATTGACCTTCCCCATGACCTTGAAACAGTTTCGAGATTCACTGTGCGCGTATGTCGGCGTTACTCAGATCTCCGTGATATTACCTCTTGACGATATGCAGATTACAAAAACCATTGATCCGGAGCAGTTGGATGGCCGTAAGGTTTTAATTGCCATCTGCGAAATAAACGGTTGCTTCGGAAACTTTGATAAGATTGGCCGGCTTACATATAAATTTCTGGGTTTTTCAGGTTTGTTTCCGTCAGAGACTTTATATCCGTCTGATGATTTGTTTCCATCAGAAATGACCAACTCAGAGAATTTGTCACGGTACAAACAGTCTGAAACCTATTATGAGGATTTTGTAACAAGACCATTTAACAAAGTGCAGATTCGGCAGGAGGAAGGTGATGTAGGGGTTTCTTACGGGCCGGGAAAAAACTGCTATATTATTCAGGGAAATTACTTGGTTTACGGTAAGTCAGCAAAAGAACTTCCATCAATTGCGGCTACGGTATATGAGCAGATATCCAGGAGGATATATAAACCAAGTCATATTGTAGGCCCGGCATTGCCATGGGTGGAGGTTGGAGATGGCATTATTTGCTATACCACCGATGATGTAATTGAAACTTACTGCCTTAAGCGTACCATGAAAGGTATTCAGGGCATGATGGATACCTATGAATCTCAAGGAAGTATTGAGCGGGAACAGAGTTTCGGACTTGGTGACCAAATTATTCAACTCGAGGGTAAGGCAGCTGTTATTAAAAAGTCTGTGGAAGAAGTATCCGTAAGGGTAACTGACCTGAAAGCAGAAACCGAAGCAAAGTTCGCTATTACCGCTGAACAGATCCTTGCAGAAATTACCAGGGCAAAGCAGTCAGAAGCATCATTAAGCATTAGGGCAGATCAGATTGCCACATCAGTTACTAACCTCACCAATGATACCAATTCCCGGTTTACACAGACGGCGAGCCAGATCGCCTTAAAGGTTAGCAAGGGTGAAGTTTCTTCTCAGTTGTCGGTGGAACCAAATGCCGTCACTATTAAAACAAACCGGTTGTCGTGGGAATCTAACTATTCCAGCATGACCAGTGATGGGAAACTGACCTGTAGGAACATTGTTGCTACTAATGGTACTTTCACTGGAAATCTGGAATCTCAAACATTTTATGCCAACGGGGGTGCTGTGGGATTTGGTGATTATTATGTAAGTGCTAACGGAAGTAACTTGCTACGCTCTACCGATGGATCTGTAGCTATTCAAACAGCACAGGGAGGCCCTTTCGGAAAATATGCGGCAATAAATTTAAGTTCCCAAGCAGGAACTACTATACTGTCTGACCATCACCTGGAAACTCCATTTATTAATGCGGGGCAGATTAATGGGGATTGTGAATTGTTTGGAAATAACTGGTGGTCAACATACACATTGTTTGAGGCTCTTGACTATTTATATAACAGAATATTAAATTCTGGGGCTTAATTTGTCTGGTGGTTGCATAATATAATAGATTATGTTATTATGTGAAAAAGACGATTAAGGGGTGAAAACATGAAAATAAAACGTTTACTCATCGTTCTGACTGTGCTGGTTTTTTCTTCGAATATTACTGCCTTTGCAGAAGATCGTAGACCATTAGCCGATGGAGAAACACGGCCAAGATGGCAAATAATGAACGACGATTACCTTCCAATAAAGAATGAATGGTATCATCGTGAGTATGATGGAGCATGGCTATATCTTGATGAAGAAGGACGGGCTTTGCAAAACACATGGTTTCAGGATACCGATGGGAAGTGGTACTATTTTGATGAATACTGCTATATGCTTCATGACACAACAACACCAGATGGCTACACAGTAGGATCTGACGGAGCATGGATACAAGACGTAGCACAAATCACGAATAATTAATTAAACATTGCAGAGAGCGAGGATTTATTCCCCGCTCTTTTTGTATGTCGAAAGGAGGAAACACCTTGAAAAAAGTAATCACGTTCACTGAGGAACAGGTGATGCAGATACAATACATGCTGAATGCCATTACCATAACAGGGATTCAGAATGCCAATCAGGTGACGGCCATTGCCCAAGTATTGGATTCAGGAATGCCCGGAGAAATTAACGAGCCTGAAAAGAAAGAGGGTGAGGGATAATGGCGTTTCAACCATTTCATACCCTAAGGAATTGGCTAAACTTGCCGAATCAAAGTACTCCGATTAATGAAACAAATTTGAATTATATGGATAGGGGTATCAAAGAGGCAGATAACCGAATTGTTCAGTTAGATGCTAAAAAGGCGGAGCTTTCTTTGGTCAACACATTGGTAAAAGAAATTACCCTGGATACTGAAACAGGTATCTTAACCGTCACTCAGCGGAATGATTCTGTTGCAACTTATGACCTTGCTATTGAAAAGGTTGTCGCAAACTTTGATATTAATGATGATAACGAGCTTGTTCTCACACTGGCAGACGGTACGCAGAAGGTAATTGACCTTACCCGGTTTGTCTATTCCGTTGATAGTACTGCCACAATTTCCATGAAAATCCTGAAACGTACCATTACGGCGGAGATAGTGGACGGCTCTGTCACAATGGCTAAACTGGACGCTTCCATACAGATGGAGCTACGGCAATATATGCTGGACGCTCAGACCGCCAGAGATGCGGCTCTTCAATATCAGAACAATGCCAAGACCTTCCGGGATCAGACGGAAGTAATTGCAAACGAGGCCGTAACGGACATAGCCGCAGCCGGAGGCCGTGTAGATGAAACCTTGACAGAGTTTAACACTCTGCTTATGAATGGGTATTTTAATGGACCGATGGGACCGATGGGGCCACAAGGAAATCAGGGTGCCGCAGGAGCCGCAGGACCACAGGGGCCACAGGGAATTCAAGGAATACAGGGACCGCAGGGTAAACAGGGGGAGAGAGGGTCTGATGCCGTGGTGACGCAGGCAAACGGAAACTATGCCTTTCAAGTCCGGGAAAACGGACATTTGTATATGCTGTTTTCAGATGCCTCCGCAGATCTACCGCCAGTGTACATTAATGAAGTAGGGCATTTTATTGTGAGGTTAGGAGGATAATATGGCTGTTGTTGAATTAGATTTAGGCTCAGTAATCGGGCCACAGGGGCCAATTGGGCCAAAGGGAGATACCGGAGCTCAGGGGCCAACGGGAGCCACAGGTGCAACCGGTGCAAAGGGAGATACTGGTCAGCGCGGGAGCCTCTGGTATAACGGAACCGGGATAACTGGCACAAGTACAACTGCCACAATATTTAGCGGATCAGGAGTTACAGCAGCCCTTGTGAACGATTATTACCAAAATACGAGCACAGGAGCAGATAGGGGACGGGTATATCGGTGTACGGTATCCGGTGCCGCTTCGGTGGCGAAATGGGTGTATGCAGGTACTAATTTAGGGCCACAGGGAGAACAGGGAATTCAGGGAGAAACAGGAGCCACCGGAGCAAAGGGAGACAAAGGAGATATAGGAGCCACAGGAGCAACCGGGCCGAAAGGTGACAAAGGTGATAAAGGCGATAAGGGGGATACCGGTGCGGCCGGACCCAATGCAGCAAACTTAATCAGTGCCACAGACGTTCAGGGGCTGGTTGGCGCAACAGGTGGAAGTTCCACAGTGCAGTTGCTTATCAATGCGATTGCTGATAGGGTGGCCAATAAATTGCTGTTAAAAACTGACGTGGTAAGCCAGATTGTAAACGATGCTTCTAAGGCTGCCAGTATGGCGGCTCTGTATTCTCTCAAACAAACTACTGATACACTAAATAGCAATTTAAATAACTTAAAAACACCTCTTGTTGCCGATGGAAGTGTAAGTGCTGTTCAAGGGGTTTTCAATAGTATATGTTCATTATCATTAAAAGCAGGTTGTACATATTTGTTGCTTGGACACACCGGCACAGACGTTTACGATTTGAATTCGATAATGTCATGCGTCCTAAATAAAACGAGCGGAACATTCTCTTATTCATACAATCTTGGTCGCAACTCACGAACAACAATGAGCGGTGGTGGTGGTTGCATGAACTTTACAGTAGTAAAATGTCAAACTGATTGCGTAGTTGGACTTTTAGGTTATGGGTATAGTAGCTTGTCATATAATTATTCAGGTAATATGATTGCTTTACAACTTGGATAATCAAATTGATCATTTTACCATGAGCGTAAGCGTGATATCCACTCCACCTGTTAGC